CATTGAGATTATTGAACGGCGAGAGGGTTATAAACGATAAAGATGTGGTATTTCAGGCTAATTTCCCGCAAGGAAGCGGTATTTACGAGATAATCCACGATAATCTTTTAGGAAACACATATTTGTGTTATTCTAATAACAGGGAATAATCAAAGGTCAGAGAAGGTCAAACTAAGGGGGGCGTAATGGCTTTAGAGATAAACAAAATATATAATATGGATTGCATTGAGGGGTTAAAGGGCATGGCAGATGAAAGTGTCGACCTGATAATGACAGACCCTCCTTATAATATTTCCAAACTTAATGATAAAAGAGATAGAAGCAAATTAAACAGCCCAATCATGAGAAGGAAAAAGGATTTGAATTATGATTTCGGTGAATGGGATAATATGGAAAGGCAAGAATTTCTTGATTTTACTAAGGAATGGCTTAAAGAGTGTTGCAGAGTTCTTAAAAAAGATGGAACTATAATATCTTTCTACAATAAAGAGGATATAAGTTATTTAGGGTGGACTGCTAAAGAGTACGGGGTGAGGACAAGGACTATAATATCATGGCATAAGACTAATCCTGTTCCGTCATTTAGAAAAGTGAACTATCTATCGGCGTGTGAGTTTATATGGATTGGAAGCAAAGGCAGTTTTAAGACATTCAACTTCAAAAGACAATGTGAAATGCACAATTTCTATGAAACAGGGAATAAGAGTGGATATGGTCTTACAGAACACCCTACAGAGAAGCCTTTAGACCTTATCGAGCATCTTATGTCTATACACAGCAATAAAGGCGACTTAATTCTTGACTGCTTTATGGGTTCTGGAACTGTTGCCGAAGCGTGCGTCAAAAACAAGAGAAACTTTATAGGGTTTGAGATAAACAAGGAATACTGCGAAATGGCTGAAAAGCGTATAGAAGATGCGAGATTAAGCCATAACCAGTTAAGAATTGATATTGACGAATCTTCATACAGAAAAGTGAAGAAAGTAGATAATCAAGTTGTAATGAATTTATAACAGGGGGCGTAATGGCTAAAGAGAGCATGGCTAAAGTAATAGGTGAATATTCGCAGGTCGCAGAGAAGATGCACAAGGACTGCGATATGTCAGAATCTATGGTAGAGTTAGTTTCCGATATGGCTAAAATGCTTAAATTCGAGATACACGAATACCTTAACTCATTAAGCACCCCAGAAGCGGAAGCCAAGATAAGGGATTATGTGAAATTCAGCCATTCGGTGCTATTACCCCTTATCGAAGCCAAGATACTGCACAACAAGAAGCGAATAGATAAGATAGGCAATATGAAGTACGGTCTCGCACAGATACCAGACGATATGCAGGAAGAGATGAAGAGGTGTATGGATATCAGAGACGATATCTATGCCCTTATCGCTTTCAGGTCATTAAAGCATCTTGCGTTATTCATGGAAGAGGACAAGCCTTTAGACGAGCAGGACTGGCACAACGCAGGAACCCTGTTTGACGGATTATGGTTTCATGCCAACAGGATGATACTTGACGGAACAGTGCAGTTCCTTATGAAGCAGATGCCGACTGGTTTTGGCAAATGCCTACTTCCCGACACTAATGTATATACAGACAAAGGAAGAAGAAATCTGTCTGATATAAAAATAGGGGATAAGGTATATTCCATGAGAGACAGAGAACTTGTCTTAAACAATGTCACTAACATATGGAAAAGCAAGAAGCCTCAAATAAAAATACAGACAAGGGGTGGATTAGAAATCGTAATCAGCCCAGAACATAGGCTATACACGCAGAGAGGTTATGTAAGGGCAGACAAATTAATCACTGATGATTGTCTCTATAAATTAAGTGCAGATAAAGACTTCTTATGGGATAAGATAAAGACCATACAAGAGGATTCTGATATAGTAGACATGATTGATATAGAAGTAGACGGAGACCATAATTTTATCGCAAATGATATAGTTTCGCATAATTCGTACTCCGACATAGTAATGATTTCATTCATATTAGGGGTGAACATAGATGATGATATAATCAAAATGTTCGGAAACAAGACAAATATAACACCCTGCATGAACTCGCTTGTTGATTATATGACTTCAAGGAGATATGCTAAGGTTTTTCCATATTACGAGCAATTCTCCTGCTCGGAAGAATTGATGTTCGAGACTATGAAGAAATCATCAGGTCAGCTGAAAATAAAAGGCTCTAAGAAGCCTGTCAATGTGCTTGTCGCTTCAAAGGAGACAGCCATAACAGGTGCAAGAGCCAAATTCCTTTTTATAGACGATATAACCCAAAGGGAAGATGCAGGGAATATGAGGGAGCATGAGAAGGATATAACGAGATTCAATGACATATGGAAGAAGAGGAATTATTACCTTGACAAGTTCAGGATAATCGCAAGCGGTACGAGTTATTCGGTAAATGACATACTTTCATATCTAAGAGGGGTATTCGGTGCAGGCAGAGAGGGTAATAAGATTACGCATAAGTATGTGGAAGTCGCCGAATGTGATGAACTGAAAGAAGGCGGCGAATCCGTATTCGTGAAGATACCTAAACTTGATTACGATACTGACGAAGCGACACATCCTGTAAAATCGCCCACAAAGCAGGCGAGATTAGACAGGGATAAAGACCCTGTGACATTCGCAGCAATGGATCAGCAGAACCCCTTGCCACCCGAAGGCACTCCTTTCGCATATAACAAACTCGACACATACGATGTCATACCCCACGAGGATTCAGACACTTGCTGGGCTTGTATAGACCCTGCAAGGACTGGCAAGAACTATGTTACCATGCTCATATTCAAAAAAGTGCCGATAGGCAATCTCTATAAGCATTACCTTGTAGACTGTGTGTATGAGATGCGACCTATGGATGATATGTACCCTTTCTTCATAGAGAAGATAATAAACCACAGGATAACTAAACTCCACATAGAGAGGAACACCGACACATCATTAAAGAGGACTATACTTATGATGTTGCAGGCTAAAGGAGTGTCATTCTGCGAAATATCGGAAGTCTATTCGACCAAGAAGAAAGAGGACAAGATTTATGATATGGAAGCGGCGATACTGAATAATGTGAAATTCCCAGTTCAGGGAATGTATTCGCCTAATTCACAGATGGGAACTGCAATGAGGCACATAACTTCATACTCATACAAAGTGAAAGTGGATTATGACGATGCCCCTGACTGCCTTGCCATGTATTGCGAGAAATATGTAATGGAAACCCGAAGTCTGCCGAAAGTGCAGATTTTAGATATAAGAAGGAGGAAATATTGATGGATAATCAGGTTTATATGACATTGCTGTGTACTGATGATTACACGAACGGGGTAGTGTATCTAAAGCATAATCTCGAAAGGGTAGGGTGTAAATACCCGTTGAAGTGCATAGTGGACGAGACAATCTCACAGGAAGCGTTAGATGTGTTGGAGAAGAACGGCATAGAGTATATACATAAGCCGATAATACCCATTCCTGATGTGATTAAGAAGAGGAACGCAGAGAGGGGGGTAGGTATTTGGAACACGATATTCCAGAAGCTTTGGATATTCGACATGACGGAATATTCAAAGATAGTCTATCTTGACAGCGACATAATGGTTATACAGAACATAGACGAACTGTTTGACAAGCCTCATATGTCATGCGTAAGGGATTCTGCCAAGATACTGAAAATTCCTGAATGGGAAGGGTTCACAGAGATAAACGCAGGAGTTATGGTCATAGTTCCTGACAAACTCGTGTTCAAGGAAATGATGAAGAATATTGACAAGCACGCTTCACTTCCTAAAAACGGAACTATCAGAGACATCTATTCAGACCAGTCGATAATAGACGAGTATTATTTCGGTTGGATTGACCAGCCACATCTTCATCTGCCTATTTATTACAATGCGTTCATAGCGTATCTTGACAGATATAAGGATTTTGACGAATCACAGTTGAAGATACTTCATTTCGCAGGAGGGGCAAACCTTAAATTCTTCCTGCCTAATTACAATCCCAAGTTCTTAGAGAGCCTGTCTGACAGGATGTACAAGTACGCTGTCGCTTATATGGCGAATATGAACACGATAAAGGATAAGCTAATACCTACCAAACTTTCTGTGATAATCCCGCATTATATGGAAACAAGGGAAGTCATAAAGCCTTTATTCGATTCGCTGAATAATCAGAAAGGCATAGATTTCAGGGAATTAGAGGTAATCTTCTGTGATGACGGTGGGGATTACATAACAGACCAGTTCCTTAACCAGTTCGACAATCTCAAAATAAAGAGAGTGAGAAGCCATATAAACACAGGTGTTGCAATGAACAGGCAGAGGGGTATAGATGTAGCCAAAGGGAAATACCTCATGTTCATAGACTGTGATGACTGTTTATTCTCTTGCGTCACATTGAACAGGGTTTTCCAAGTATTCAGAGACTATCCTGACTATGACATCTATAAAGGGATGTTCTATTCAGAGAAAATAGTTCAAGGCACAGGACAGCATGTATATGAATCCTGCAATGACATAACCCACTTTCATGGCAAGATATACAACAAGTCTTTCCTTGACAAATGGGGCATAAGGTTCAATCCGTTGTGCAAGGTGAATGAAGATACATATTTCAATGGCATATGCTTCGCTTTAGAGCCTAAGACCGTTACCATAAACGAGCCTTTAGTCGTATGGACTTATAATAAGGACAGTTTATCGAGAAGGAACAGCCAAGAGATAACATTTACAGGGCATACGGACTATATAAGGGCAAGGCACATAACATTGGACTTCCTGTTAGACAAGATACCGAATAACCATTGGATGGCTCTTCTGGCACAGTTCGTTGCGATATTCTATTTCGATTCGCAGGGCAGTAACTGGAACAACTGCTTTATTTCAAGACCTGAACTCATAGACGAGATTGACGAGCATCTTTACCAATTCTATAAGAAATACGAGCAGTTCATAGTTAAAATCAAGCAGGAAGAATTTATAGCGAATTACAACAAAGTAAGAGTGAACAATTACACAAGCCCAGACTACATTGAAAGGGAGCTTTACTATGATTTCTGGGAGAGGATAATCAAGAAACACGAGGTGATGAAAAATGATTAAGAAATACTCAATGAAGCCTGTTCAGGTGTATGCTTCGCAATGGGATGGGGCAAACATCAAGGAAATGGAAAGGCTTCTCGATAAGACGAGCTTCATATGTTCTGTAATGAGGGCAGGGAATGTAGCTACGCTTATAATAGCGAAGCCTTCCGAGTTCAAGGCTTATAAGGCTGATTTAGGCTCATATCTGATAAGGTATCCGTCAGGCAAATTCGAGATAATACCTGAAAAGGATTTTCCTGAAAGATTCCTTGAAATGAAAACCGAACCTAAAAAGAATAAATAACAAAGGGGGTTGACACTTAACCCAAATAATAATAAGTTATATACGGAAGGGGCTGACTATGCAGATTTTGAAGTGTCCGAAATGCAAGATAGGCGATTTAAGAATAATGGTTATGCAGGGTTATGAGGTTGATTTCGACCTTGCGAAAGCGAATCAGAAACTTATATGCCCTATATGCAAGAGAAAAATCTCATATTCGGTACAGCCCATAAAATAATTTAATAAAAGTTTCTGCTGATGACAGGAATGTAAAACGACAAGTGCTGATGACACCATTATGGCACTTGTTTTTATTTAGAAAGGAAAGAGATGCTATACTCAACCAGTAGATATGAAATGAGTTTCAAGTACGCAGGGATAAAGAAACTGACCCTCCCTTTCACCGAAGAACAGATTACCCCAGAATTGGTTTCTAAACATTTCTCGACCATAATTTCAACACATACGCAGAACGCAAGGAAAATCAAGTATCTTCTTGATTATGTTGATGGAGAGTTTCAGCCTATTGATAATAAGACGAGGAAATTCGAGAGTGCGGAAGAGCATAACAACAAGACCAAGATGAACCATGCTTATGCTCTGGTCGCATTCAAAGAAGGGTTCATATTAGGCGAACCGAGAGAGTTCGCACAGAAAGCAGATGTGCTTACTGATGATTTGAAATATCTTGACAAGTATCTGACTGACATTAACTTCCTTTCAAAAGATTTGCAGATAAAACACAATATGTATGCCACAGGCATAGCGACATCTTATATAGTTCCAAGAACCTCTATAATAACCCAAGTAGGTGAAGGCAAAGCGAGATTCAAGACTAAAGAAGAAGGCTATGACATAGACAACGATTCGCCTTTCATTTACGAGTGCATAGACAGTCAGGACAATGCTGTGGTGTATTCCTCATATATCGGACAGGAAGGTGATGGAACATTATTCTGCTTCAACCGATATGACGAGATTGATGACAGAGGCAACACAAAGCATTTCTATAAGGTTTTCGCTCATGGGTGGACTTGCGTGTTCGATAATAAGTATAATATCGTGCAAGGCACTTACAAGTTAAGCAACCCTTATTACAATCATCTGCCTATGGTAGAGCATTCATACAACCAAAGGCGTATAGGCGTTGTAGAAATGGTTTATGATTTGCTGAACAACATAAACACCATAATCTCAAATTCCATTGATAATATAGTAGATGTAGTCAATCAGATCCTCGTATTCATAAACTGCGAGATTGAGAACTCTGATAAATACATTGAGATGCTTGAAAAAGGCGCAGTAGTGCTTCCTCCGACATACAGCAGCAGTGATCCGAAGATAGACAAGATAAGCATGGAAGTAAAGCATGAGCAGATAAACATTCTTTTAGAGCAGATACTTACAAGATGTTATGACATAGTAGGTGTGCCTTTAGCGAGTGCGAATGTCACATCAGGTGGAGATACAGGCGAAGCGAGGCTGTTAGGCGGAGGCTGGACTAACGCATACACGATAATCAAAAGGGATATACTCGCTATGGAGCAGTCAGACAGAGCGATACTTAAAAGGTTCATAGATATAGCGAAACTCAATCCTAAGAACAAACTTAACGAGGTTTCACCCAATCAGGTGGATATAAAGTACAACATAAACATGACTGATAACTTATTGAGCAAAACACAGTCAATTAAGTACCTTGTCGAAGTAGGAATGCCGTTTGAAGACATATTGAGGGCAGTTCCTTTGTTCGGTGATGTAAAGACGGTTTCTGCAAGGTGGACTGAAAACCTCATGAAGATAAGAGAAGAACAGAACATTGAAAAGCAGGAAGATGAAACGGCTAATCCAAGCATAACCGCTTGATGATTAATATAGGCAGAGAAGCCTTAAATCTCAAAAAGACAGAGAAGTCTATAACCGCAAAAATTTGCCTTTAGAAAGGCGGACAGAGAAGTCCTAAATCGCAGGAGTATGAACTATGACACAACCAATAACGACTGAACCTGTAAGCGAACCTGCAATCGAGCCTGTTGATGTAAAAAAGATACAGCATGAACTTGAACTCGCATTAGCAGAGAAAAAGAAACTTAAAGAGAATTTCGATAAGGCCGCTTCCGAAATCGCAGAGTACAAACGCAAGGAAAAGGAACGCATGACGGAAGAGGAACTTAAAGCGTCTGAAATCGAAGCATTGAAGAACGACTACAAGGCAGTAACGCTTGACCTGAACAAGACGAAGGCAGAAGGCGTATTCGCTAAGAAAGGGTGGGAAGAATCCGAATACAAAGGAGTGATAGAAGCCTTAGCATCGAATGTACCGCCTGAAAAGATGTCAGACTTAGCGACAGAGATTACAAGACTTGTAGAGAAAAGGGAAGCGAAAACAGCCGAACTTACAAAAACTGCTTTGACCAAAGATATGGACACGAAAATCAAGCAAGGTACAAAACCAGAAGTTTCTGAATTTAAGGCTTATCAGGAACAGAAGAAACCGAGTTTCGAGAAGAAACTAACATTTTAACTAAGAAGGAGCAATAAACATGAGTACACTTTACTTAAACAGACCAAATTGGTTAGGGAGTGAAGTCGGAATTGTTCTAAAGACAATCACCTTAGATACCACATTCGCAACTTATGTTACTGAAAATGGCAGGAAGATAGTAAAATCAGGAACATTCGTAAACGATGCGGTAATAGGCAAAGGACTGCTTTGGAATGATATCGACATCACAGAAGAGAAGAAGGAAGCATCATTGATGATAAGAGGCTCTTATGTAGATGCCAAACTGCCGGCGACAGTGACCGCAGAAGCGGCTAATCTCGCTGCACGAGGCTTGTACGCTTTTGCAGAAGGCACTACTACAAGACCGTCATTCGGTTCGCCTGATATGACAGCTCTTGCGACAGTGACAGTCACAGTAGCCAAAGGTGGCCTCACATGGACTTCCAACACATATGCTATCGCTTACGAAGTATCAGATGTAAACGAAGCGGTAATCGCAGTTACAACAGCCACAGGTTACACCGTAGCGACAGTAGCAACATACAATGTCAGGGTTCTTGCTGATAATATTCACTATACACATAGCGATTATGTCACAGCGACCGTAACGACATTAGCGTAAGGGGGTAAATTAAAATGGCTGATTATTTAGAAATGATAGATAAGGAATTACTCGTTGCAGTCAGTAACGATTTCGATTATCTTGAAGCTACAAAAGACTTCATAGGATTGAGATTCTTCCCTATGGTCAAGACAGAGAACATGAAGCTGGCAGTTATACAGCTCACAGAAAAAGGGAAAGTGCCTGTTATGGCATTGATACACGCCCTTGACACAGAAGCAAGAATAGGTGACAGACCTAATCCAGAAGGCGTAAACTATGAGTTATTTCTTATAAAGGAAAAACTCAATCAGGGCGAAGCCTTGAAGAAACTCTTGCTTAATGGAATGATGAATCCTGACAAACAGGAAGCATTAAGAAGGATTTTTGATGACGCCGCTAACCTTATATCAAGGGTTCT